TGCGCCTGTGGCACCTGTAGGACCCGTTGGACCTGTTGGGCCCGTTGGTCCTGGATTTGCTGTTAAATAGTCGTCGATATCTTGAGCCAAATAACCCAAATCTCTAGGGATATCTGGTGACATATCTAGCGTCGGATACCTAAAGTTTTTTGGCGTTAAGTTGCTTGGCATTTTTAAATTATACCACTTTCACGATTCTGAGCGGCATGATAAAAGCCTAGATTATCGTGCAATCTTTGATCATCACATAAAGAAACTGCTATCTCTCCATGCTTTGAAGCCTCTTCGTAAAACCCTAAATTATAGCTAGCTAAAGCTAGAAGATCGTGAGGTTTCCACCCCCATGCATCTGCTTCACAAAAATAATCTAAGTATTTTTCTTTTATGTTTAATGCAAGGCTTGCATATTCTTTAACCTTGATCCAGTCTTGTCTTTCATAAAAGTATTGAGCCAAGTCTACGTACGGCTCTCTTCTTTCTGGACATTCTTGAATTGCTTGCCTTAGCCAAAACTCTGAACTTTGTGGATCGCATTTAGCTATATATCGCATAGACTCAGATCTTTCTGGTTTCCAAAATGCTGAAGGCAAAGATAAATGTCTTTTAAATTCTTCTGCTGCCTCATTGTATCTAGCGTGAAAAAATAATTCTCTTGCATAATAGTGTGCACATCTATCACTAGCAGGATCTTCTTTTGCTGCCATTTCTAAAAGCGGAAGATATTGTCCTCTAGATTTAGTATTATCTGGAAGATGATATATTTTTACATTAATCTTTTTTCTTACTTCTTCTATTCCATAAAAAGAAACAGATTCGTGAATTGGAAATTTCCATCTGTGCCCATGTCTAGCATGCATTCTTAATGCATCAAATTCTAGACCTTCGTCTTCAATTTTTGATATGTGGCTAACAAGTGTGTGTATTGGTCTAGTTACATTAGTTCCTTCTAAAGACTCTAATTCTTTTCTCCAACCTTCTGATAAAACTTCGTCCATATCAAGGGATATACAATAATCAATGTCGGATGGAACTAAAGATAAAGCCGCATTTCTAGCATCATCAAATCGCCAGGGGTTTATTGATATTTGGAATACATTTATTCCAAGTGATTTAGCTATCTCTACGGTTTTATCTGTTGATCCAGTATCGGCAATTAAAATATAGTCAGCATCTTTAACAGATTCATACCATCTTTCAACAAATTGCTCTTCATTTAAAGCAATTGTGTATACTGCTATTTTCATTTATTTCCCTGCTTTAGTATATAATCATTAACCGATTATGTTTATGATTCCGTTCATGCTTGGATGGAATTGACAAATATAATATAAAGCATCTGGAGCATTCATTGGAACTGCAAATGTAATTCCTCCTACATCGTCTCCGCCATTTGTTACACCAGTAGAATATGTGTTTGCAGAGTTATACGACCCAACAGTTGTTTGAAACCAAAATGGGTGTCCTTGGGCATTTACCGTAAATACATAAGTGTGACCTCTTAATAATGTTAATGTTGGATTTCCTGAAGATCCATTTATTGTATAACTTCCTCCCGCTGGGCTTGTTACAATAAAGTTAGCCGTAATACTTGCTCCTGTCGGTCCTGTCGGTCCAGTTGGTCCGCCAGATGGGCCAGTTGGTCCTGTTGGGCCTGTTTCCCCAAACCCAGTAGCGCCCGTGGCGCCTGTTGCACCTGTAGGTCCTGTTGCACCTGCTGTTCCAGTGGGACCAGTTGGGCCCACTATGCTAGATCCATTGGCACCTGTAGGTCCAGTTGGGCCAGTTGCACCTACTCCTGTGGCTCCTGTTGGACCTGTGGCTCCTGTTGGACCTGAAATATTTCCAACATTAGTCCATTGTGATCCTGCCCAAACATACAGTTCGCCGTTGACTAAATACGCATCTCCAGTCATTCCTGAAGGGTGTGCTGTTTGTAATGCAGCTAATGATGTATAGGAGCCTAGAATAGAAACTCCAGTTCCGTCTGCGCCTGCGGTTCCAGTTGCACCTGTAGGTCCTGTTGGGCCTGTGGCTCCTGCTGGCCCTACCTCTGTGCTTGCTGCTCCAGTTGCGCCAGTGGGTCCTGTTGCTCCTGTTGCGCCTCTTTTTAAAGTAAAGTTAAGAACTAAATCTGTAGTTGTTCCAGAGTTTATAATTCCTGAAGCTCCGTCTGGGCCAGTTTCTGTTATAGTTCCAATTGCAATACTTGTTGGTCCTGCTGGTCCTGTTGCTCCTGTTGCGCCTTGCTTAAGAACAAAATTTAATTGTGCAGATTCTGGTGTTCCAACATTTGTTATAGAAACTGTTCCTGTAGGTCCTGTTGATGTAACGGTTCCTATTGTTATTGCTGCGGCTGCGCCTGTTGGACCTGTTGGCCCTGTTGGCCCTTGCTTAAGAACAAAATCAAGAACTGCATCTTGTGCTGTTCCAGAATTTGTAACTGATGGATTTCCTGTTGGACCTGTAGAGGTTGTTGTTCCAACTGCTATTGTTGCTGGACCAGTTGCTCCTGTTGGGCCCTGGAATTGACCAGCGTCAATCCATACAGAGCCATCCCAAACATAAAGATGTAAATCTGTTAATACAATCCATGAATCTCCACTTACATTTCCCGATGAAGGTAAAGATGCAACATCTGCTTTTGTGCCTTTAATATTAATTGATCTTCCAGCTGCGCCAGTGGGACCTGTTGATCCTGTTAAACCTGTAGGACCTGTTGATCCTGTTGGTCCAGTAGGACCTTGAAATTTTCCTCCATTAACCCATGCAACACCATTCCAAATATATAATTCATTTGTAGATGAAACTAGGTACACCATACCTAAGCCGCCTAATGTTGGCAAGTCTCCTACGGATGCAACTGTTCCTTGCAATTGTAAAGATTGTCCCGTTGCGCCTGTGGCACCTGTTGGGCCCGTTGTACCTGATGTTCCGTTTGCGCCTGCTGCGCCTGTTGGTCCTGTTGCTCCTATGGCTCCAGGGGTTCCTGGATTTCCAACTACGGCAAATGTCCACTCTGACAGAGTTCCAGATCCGTTTTTTGTATCAACGCTTACAGATATGCTTACGTTTTTTACAACTTGAGTAATAACACCTTCTACATATGTTGAAACATTTAAAGGATTAATAACACGAACTCTTTGTCCTGCTGTATAAGCTCCGCTATTATTTACATAAAATACTTTTAATCCATTGCTTACTTGAACAGAGGTAATAGATGTGACATCTGAATAACCTGCTCCTGTAGCACCAGTAGTTCCTCCGCTACCTGTTCCGCCAGATAAAGTTCCAGACATATCTACTCCAGATATGGTTAGTGAGTAGCAGTTTGGGGTTGTTGTAACAGCTGCAATTGATTCTCCTGCAGCCAAAATTAAAGAATGCTCTAGTCTTAAAGTTGTATTATTTGGTACATTTACATTTCCATAAAGAGTATATGGGTCAAGGCTTGATCTGTTTACATTATAAAGATTTAATACTTGATCTCCATTTTCACCAAGCAAAAATATGCTGAATGGAAGAGTAGATGAGCTAAAGTTAGTTACAGTAAATTCTTTGATAATTATTGGAGAAACTGCTGTATAAATTTTTGCGGGATATGATGGTATTAATGAAGGACCAGCGAATCTAATTGGAGCATATGACATTTACTAAACCCTCCTTAGATTATAGACCATTTCGACATTAGATCCTTTTCAACAGTTTCATACTCAGCAAACTGTAAGGCTCTATCATAAATTAGAAATTCTCCAATTTTAAAATTTCCGTAGCTGGAAACATATCTGCCGATAGCCTGTCCTGTCATTGATGAAACTGATCCTCCAGCGACTGCACGAGAGACTTCTACTCTATTTCTTCTTACGGTTCGTTGATTATTTGTTAAATCGTAAACTAAAGTGTAAATTTCTGTAGTTCCTGATGCTGCTGCAGTAACAATAGATCCTTGGTCATCATTATAGAATCCAATTCTATGCGTATTAGATGTTAAGTTTCCTGCAAATAAATTTGTTCTAGTTCCCGTGTTTGTTCCACCAAAAATCCATGTGTTATTGTTTGCTGGCTTTGAGGCAACATATATAATTGTAAATGATTTTCCTGCAATATAAGCAAGTGTTTGATCGGAAAATGTCATAAAGTCATCTGAACCATCAAATTGTAATGCTCCAAGGCCGCCTAGGCCAGTTGCTAAAAATTGAGGCTTGTTTGTTTGTGTTGCCTGCACCATATGTCTTCCAGCTCCAGATTTATCATTCCATGCTGAAACAAAATTAGATCCGTCTCTAATACATGTGGCAGGAAGAGAAGCATCTAGATGAAGACGAAGACCAACAGTGGTAAATCTTGCTCTACGAAACATTGAGCGTGCATTAGGTAGCAATTAATTATCTCCTGTTCCACCATAAACAACTGGCTTTTCTGGCCATGTTATTTCTGAAATACTTGAATATTCTTTTAAAAGTTCTAGCTTGTCTCTGTAATTTGCCCAGGCTTGCTTGTGAGCGGAAGAAAGATCTTCTTTAGTATCTAATCCTTCTGTTGAAATTAGTTCAAATTCAATGTGTGCAAGAAGCTGTTGCTTGTTGTACTTGGATTAAAATCAATATCTTGAATTACTTCTTTAACATTATTCTCTAAAAAGAAATCTCCATATTCGCCATTAGATGGAAATGAGGTAGCAGGGAATAGGATTGCCAGTTCTCCAACACTAACTACCTTATTATTTTCAACTATTGCGTACATTTTGCCCCTTTTAAATTAGTTATTAAACGAATAAATCAGCGAATGCGTATCCGCCATAAACGGTTGTTCCACCGTCTCTTGTATAGAAGTTTAGAAGTGTTGTGTTTGTTGATAGAAGTGGTGCAACGTTTGCTGCTCCTCCACCATCCCACTTAATTGATCCAGGCCATGTAATTGCGTATGAGCCTCCAGCTTTAATCTCTACTTGCCAAAATGCTGCTTTTGCTGTAGATGGATAATTTGAAAAAACAACTGTTAAGTTTCCATTAGCATTAATTCTAAAAACTCCTGCTGCTGAAAGATCGCAAGTTGCTGTTCCCCCAGCGTTGATTGTTCCTTTATCAGAATATTCAACTGGGATGTTAAAGTATGTAAACCCTTGTCCATTAATTGGCGCTTGAAGGTATGTATATGTCCACAAAGATGGTGTTACAGCTTGTGGGGTCATTGATACTGGCATTTTATTCTCCTTTTATTTTTTTAATTATTATGACTTAACGTAGTAAATTATTTTACAAACACCTGAACCACCTGTGTTACCGCCGCCTCCGCCGCCGCCAGAACCTGAGTTAGGTCTTGCATCTGCTCTTGGAGTTCCGAGGTGATCTCCGTGACCAACTCCTCCGCCAGCAGAACCTGGTCCACCTACGCCTCTTCCCGAACCTCCGCCGCCTCCAGCAAGTCCATATAACCCTGGACCACCTTCTCCGCCTTGAGATCTGTTTCCTGAATCGTTACCATTTGCTGCACCTGGGGCACCACCTGATGAACCCTCTGATGATTGAGGGCTTCCGCCTCTATATCCAGAATATCCTCCAGAGCTTGTAAACCAAATATTAGGCTTTCTACCAGCTCCGCCTGCTCCGCCGCCGCCACCGCCACAACCCCATGAGTTATGGTATTGTCCTTGTCCCCCTCCGCCTGAGCCAATTCCAGTAATATTGTCTGCTCCAGGTCCACATGAACCTGACTGACCATTACCAGTAGTTGTTCCTCCGCCGTATGCAACCATGTAAAATGGTTGTCCTGAAGTTCCGAATGTTGAGTTTCCACCTTGTGCATTACATGTTCCGCCATTTCCAATTCCAATCTGAATTGATTGTCCTGTTGCAACAGATGAAATATCTAGTTTTCTTCTTAAAAGTTGACCTGCCCCACCACCTCCGTGGTTTGTTGAACCGTTAGTGCAACCGCCGCCTCCGCCGCCTCCTACAAGAATAACATCAATGTAAGGAGCACTATTTACTGGCCTTGTCCAAACTCCGCCGCTTAAAATTGATACCTCGTATGAATTATAGAATCCAGATAGGTTTGCAGCAATTAAAGGAACAGCAACCTGTGTTGCTAGTGTGGTTGTTGCACTTTGTATTTGAGTGTCTAATCCTGGTACGTAAATTTGATTAATTGTTCCGTATGTTGCCATTATGATATTACCTCTATTTCGTAAGTTTCTGGAGCAGTTCTATGTTGTAAATTTTCTGGAACAACAGTATTTGGAGCTTTCCATTTTCCATCTTCTTTTCTCCAGTTAATTGAAGGAGCAATTTCATAATTTGAAACATCTTCTCTTTCATAGTGAGACAAATCAGGATGACCTGCAATAAAATCTTCGTCTGCCACTATAGTGTTTATAATAACATCATTTTCAATAAGTACCCAGTAACCCATGATTATTCCTCTCCTACTGCGGCATCTGAAGCCAATGGGACATCAGCTGCCTCTGCTGAAGTTTCAATTGGATGAAGTCTTGGTAGATCTTCTGGTGCCATAGGTTTCGTAGGGTCAAAATGTACCCACTCTTGAGTTTCTGAATTATAAGTAGATTGAGGTCCTGGTTTTACTTCCCAGTCAGTATAGTCAAACCATGTTTTATTATTATAGTCTGGCATATCTTGAATAGCCTCTAAACTTCTTACATTTAGAATATTGAATACTGTTCCATCTTCATTTAAAAATACTACGTCTCTAAACATAATTATGCCTTGATGTACCATTCAATAATGCATACACCGTTTCCTCCTCTACCACTAGATCCGTCTCCAGTGTGTCCGTTTCCGCCACCACCTGAGCCTGTTCCATGTCTTGCGTCTACACCATTGTATCCGAATCCTACTTGTCCTCCAGCTCCGCCACCGCATGAACCTCCGCCTGCAGATCCGCCGCCGCCGCCGCCTCCGCCTGCAATTCCGTACATTCCAGCTCCGCCGCCTCCGCCAGTTCCAATCCATGAAGTCCAGCTATGATTTGTTCCAGTTCCTCCAGAAGAAGCTCCTGGCCCCCAACCAAATCCTCCTGGATATCCAGAAGAACCAGTTCCGTTTGATGCAGTTGTATTTTGTGCATTTTCTCCAGCTTGTGAAGCTCCGCCACCGCCACCGCCAGCTCCATATTGCCAGTTGTAGTTTGATCCTCCGCCGCCGCCAGATCCACCACCGTTTTCATTATTCATTCCTGCGCCCATAGAACCATTGTTTCCGCTGTTTCCAGTACCTGAAGGATATCCTCCACCGCCGCCGCCGTATGCAATTACATAAAACGGATTTCCTGAAACACCAAATGAAGAGTTTCCTCCGTTGTTACCGTTTGAGTTACCGCCAACTGAGTTACCACCTTGACCAATTGTTACAGCTATTGTATTTCCAATAGGAACTGATGAAATGTCTAACCATCTTTCAATTAATTGTCCAGCTCCGCCACCGCCAGAACCTGAGTGTGACCAGCTAACACCGTGTCCGCCTGAACCTCCGCCACCAACAAGAATTAGCTTAATTGCTGGCCCTGAGTTTGCTGGTCTTGTCCAGTTTGAAGAAGAATAAATTCTATCTTCTCTAGGAAGATACATAGAGCTAACTCCGCCTGCCGCAATTGCTTCTGCTGTTATACCAGCGTTTAGTCCTGCAGTTATAGCGCCATTAATGGTTGAACTTAATCCAGGCAAGTAGATCGACTGAGATGTATTGGAAACCTGTGACATTACTTTACTCCTTTAAATCAATATGTTGTTTTTAAATCAAGATGTTGTTATTTTTACGCCAGAAATAAACATTGTTACTGCGTTGTTATTTCCTGCGGTTAGCAGAATGCTTTCTGCTGTGTTAAGAACTTGCTTAATGTCAAGCGTCATAAAAGTTTGTGGTGGAAGGCTTACTTGATAAGCCAAGAAAACTCCTGCCATCTTTACGTTAAATGTTTGTGCTTGAGTTGTGATATTCATTGCTGTTATAGATGTGATTACATCTGTTTCTGCTGCTGGTACGGTCCAAACACCCGTTTCGGCATTTGTTAATGTTCCAGCATAAAAACGTGCTGGCAAGCTTACTGTTGTTGGCATATTATATTACTCCCATGTTCTGATAGATTGTAAAGTTGTTTAATTCATTAGCAACAGCTGCTACTTGCGTTGCTCCTGCTGCTGCAACCGCAGCTACTTGTGTGCTTCCTGCAGATGTTACTGTTGTTACTGCACCAGTTACTGCAGTTGAGATATCATTAAGTTTTGTATTTGTAGCTGCCAAAACATCGTTGACTCCCAAAAGATTTCCCATAGATTCGATTGCTTTTGCTAGGTAAACCAATTCTTGTGCGCCCAGAGTGGATCCGCTAAGTGCTGAAACCTTAGTTTTAAAAAGATCTACTTGTGCTGTTAAACTTGCATAATCTGGCATTGTTTTCTCCTATATGAATTATATCATAATCTCTTTATTACTTGGTGTTCCGCCCTATCCTTGTTATACATTATTATACCCCACTGGCCTTCTAGAAGCCAGCGGGGGCAGGTCTATCCTATTGTCAAATAAGTCAATATTCCAACCAGGACAACTGGCACAACTAGGGCCAGGATGGCCTCGTAGTGCTTTTTGATTGGGGTGTCAAAATAGGACTTAGTAATAACCAAACACTTGTGGGTTGGAGACAGCATATAGCCTGCATAGTCTATTGCAAAAAATAGAGGCAAATATTCTACTCCATAAACTGTTGCCGACAAAGCTGTAAAGCCTGCAAATTTTCCACTACTTCCCAGTGCAAAACTTGCAATAAATCCCGCTATAGCTACAACAACCAGCAGGTCTTTTTCGTGTGCTGAATTTACCCAGCCATTAATTTGATCAAAGTTTGCTTTTACAATATTGCTCAATATGATAACAAAACTTACAAAAAGAAGGGTAGTGGCATATGATTTAATTTGTTTTCTATCTTCTTTCCAGCTAGTCTTTTCAATTGATCTATTTATATTAATATCTACTTCGTCTTCTTTTACAATCTTAAATATATAATACATAATAACAATTGCTGCCGTCGCTAAAAGAGGCCAAACTCTTCCCATAAATTCTGCATAAGAAATGCCTAATGCGGCCATGGGCACAAGTACTGTTGCTTCTAGTGGAGACCAAAAGTAGTAGTGATGAGTAGAGAGGTAGTCTATAATTCCAAATATTTTTTTCTTTGAGTTGTTAGGAGCAATTGTGTCTAGAGCTCCTGCTGATATTGATGCTCTCCCATTTACTGGTAGGACCCCTGATACCAAAGATATAAGGGCTACCACGGCTCTTTTAGATTTTACTTTTGAAGCAATAAATTTATATATTGGTAAAAATACTTGAGTTTTTTTAGCCCAAAAAGAAAGAGCCATAACTGTTGCCAACAGGAGCAAATACTGCTGGTTGTCTGTAATTAAATTAGTTGTAATATTCATATTATTGCCTTTCTACTACTACTACGTATAAGCCGTTCCACCAATCGGCTTCTGATTCAATTGAATTTAATATTTTCTTACTATACAATATTTTTAAGCCAAAATCAACTATTCCCTTATAGGCCCCCTGAATTACTTGAGACCAATTTGCATCGTCAAATATTAAAATAGAGTGTTTTGCAAGTGCTGGTGCATAATACATAACAGCATTTTTTGTAGATTCAAAATCATGAGGGCCATCGTAAAAGAAAAGATCTATATCTGATATATTTTCTAAATTTACTTTAAGCATATCCGAATTACATATAAAAACTTTATTGTTTCCTTTGTATGGATTAATATTATTTTTAAATTCTTTTAATGAGTTTGTTTCTGGTGTTTTCCATCCCTCTCTTAAGGCCTGTGGCGCCTCCTGCCAGGTGTCTACGAAATATGCATGTATGTTATTACCGCTTAGTGCCGCAGCGGCTGTAGCGCCCTGATAAGACCCAATTTCAAGGTATTTAGAGGACGACTTAGCAAGCTGATTAATTAAAGATTGAACTCTAGTTGATGTTAGTCCTGGAATATTAATTTGAACTGGATTATTTACAGAGTCGACTAATTCTTTTGCTACAATAGCAACTTTTGAATTAATATGGTTTCCATATTTGACAGCCATTATTTTATCACAATAGCCACAGTCCCAACAATCGAATTTACAATTTTTTATTTTGTTTCGCCAAACGTTTATTGGCTTATCAATCATATTAGTTTCTTCAATAAAGTCATTAAAGCTATCAAAAAGAATATCTTCTTTATTAGCGTATCTTGTAATAATATCCATAGTTTCTTTAAGTCTTACCGAAGACTCTCTTCCATGCATTTTTATTACATCAATTCCCAGGTCATCTAAAAATTCTTGCCAGTCTTCTCTCCATGGAGGAAAGTTGGCTGTTTTTAAAGAAACAGCAAAGTCCTCGTGGTCCCATTTGGGGCAGGATACTCTGCTTATAGGGTCATTAAAATATTGAGGTCCGTCAGTTCTGGTGTTATTAAATTGATAATGCTCATCCATCATTATGCACCCGCCATAGCATCCTTCGTTGGCAAGCAAAGAAAGCTTTACTCCAAATTGATGCTTAGCCTTTTTAAAGCGTTTAAGCCTGTCGTGATCCCTCATTAAATCACGGTCTAGGTTGATATAGTCAAACCCTGCCTTTGCTAGCTTTTCAATGTCCCTTGGCTCCGAGACGTTTCTAAGTATTGTGTTTTTTACAAAAAGATCTGGAAAGGCTTTTTTAATTTGTCCCGTAGCCATCCAGTGCGTGTGCGGAATGGTGGCAGACCTAATGCCTGCTTCATATACAGGCCTAAAACTCTCTATAAATAAATCCAGGTTTTGCTGGGAAGGCCTGACTTCTGTATTATTAAAAACAGCAGAGGCAATAATTCCAGTTTCTGACTGTATATGTAACGCTAGGTTAATTAGATAGTCGTAATCTTCTTTTTCGCCTACAAACACGTCTCCCATGGCGTCTTGAGTAAATGGGGGTATTCGACATGTAAAATAAAAATCATATATATATTGTTTTTGTTTTTTTAAAAAATCAACAAATTCAAGATTTTGTTTTTCATTTAATTTAGGGTTTAAGGGGACGCTAAACATAACC